CTGCTTTATTTTATCTGTGATTCTTGTCATTCGATCATTGATCTAACTGGTCAGCATTTTCTTGAACGGTGCTTTTTCGCCACGTCGTGCTTCCATAACAGCACGGCCCAAAGGACCCATTCGTCCTAATGTGTTTTGCTCAACAAAATTAGAGCCAGCAGCACGTAGCCGCTGAGCTCCACTCATTCTTGTTTCTGGATCACGGAACCGATCAGCTTTAAGTCTATTGACTAGCTTGAATGCATTACCAACAACGTTTTTTTGATCAGCCAACGTGCTTCCTCTTACCTTTGTTGTCGTTGTTTCTCTTCTAGCTCTGCATTATGCTGCTGAATCAATCCAACGTAAATATCCCTTTCGAAAGGGATTAATCGCTCAATATCTGTTATTGAATATTTATAGTGGAACGTAAGAGAGAAGATTAGTCGTAAATAATTCTCAAGTGTGTTGTGGGTTAAACAAGCGTAAAAAAATCATTTAACGTTGTCAATTCAATTAGCCGCTTTGATCCTTTTTTGTTTTCATATTCAATCTTGTAGTATAATGTTGGAGCGCTGGCGACAAATTGTTTTAGCTTTTCGTACGTCTCAACAGGTAGTTCTTCAACGAACTGTTTTAGCTGATCGCTGGACACGTCCTTTGCAGGATAAACAACAATTTTCTTTCCGTTCTCCATATTGAAAATTGCATCAATTGAATTGATAAAAATTGATTCAGCTGATTCAGTTGAAGAACTTTCTGATAGCAACACGCTTGCAGAATCATAAAGCGTTGCAGGAGGAAACCTCATCATTACGCTAACTGAGTCATTAATCTTTTGTTCTGGCTCAACCTTTTCAGCAGCCCATTTTAGTTCAATCTTATCTAGATCAACATCAAAATCGTATACTTGTTCATCCTCAAGATCTTTGTAACTGACCTTAGTAAGGTTGGACACAGAAACGGATCGAATCTTAATGAACAGATATTCAAGATCAATTAGCGATAGCGTATTGATATCAAACTTGGTTAACAAGCAATTGTTGCATACTTGCTTAACAGCAACAAAGATGTCTGCAGGCTCACCTGACTCTTTTGCAATTAGAAGAATCTTTTCTTCCTTTACAAGCATTGGACGAACTTGAATTTCTTTTTGTGATAGAAGAAGCTTTATAGTAAATGTAGGGTGTAGAATCTTTGGAAGTGCCATGATGTCTCCATATTATGGGGTAAGAGTTGGTGGTGCATCAATAGTATTAAGGTTATACCAATCAGCGAATGTAAAGGTAACAGGGATTCTCATTATATTGTTTGTATCAGACCAATTAACCTGAATGTCTCCAACGAAAATTGGATATGCTTCACGAAGAATAGAGGTAATTGCTTTATCACCATTATCAGCAAAAGATGTTACTCGAACATCTGATACATAATCACTTTTATAATTAACATCAAACGGTTTCATTCCACGTACTCCGGTCGAGCCAGAAATTCCGTTGCGCAAATCATAATTGATTGTTAGCTTTAGCCATTGCTGAAAGAATGTCCAAATTTCACCTTTGCCATCTGAAATGAAAGTAAAGTTTACGTCTGTAAATTGTGGAGCATGAGGCCGCTTTTCAAATGAGCCATAACCATATCGGCGAACTTCGTGCACGTTCAATGCAACACCTGGAAAGTTTGTTGCCTCGCAAAAGTATTCAAGAAATCTTGCTGTCTGGCGATATTTAGTGTTGTTGTCAGACTGTACAAGCATCCCTTGTGGAATAGGAAATTGCGCAAGGAACTTATTGGTTCGCTGCAGACCGTTCTTTTGTGCAACAACAGACTTGAAGTTGTTGATATTAAATCCTGCACTAGCCAAAATTATACTCCGACCTGTTGTAATGATTTTTCGAATATACTGTTCTTTGACGCCTTTTCAAATCTTTCAAGAGGAAGCATTAGTGTCATATCCCACTCTTGTTGTGGAACAGAACGAAGCTTAGAACGAATATGTGAGTACAAATAACGATGAACGCAAGGCTTGTATAGACCATATTTAGAATGTGCCTTTAAAACACGATACGTCATTCTGTTTCTTTTTTTGCTATCGTTTTCTGTTTGCTTAAGAATTTGATAGATCTGATCCATTAGCCGTGCACGAAATCTTGGAGGAAGGTAGTGAAGATTGATTCCAAGAAATCCATCTGGATACAGCTCAACAATAAACACCAGAGGTAATCGATCATAATATGGAAGAGTTTTCTTGTGCTTTGGATCATAGAAGAACATGAACATCTGACCAAAGTCAGTAACCGTTACCTGTTTACTTTGGCGAAGAAGTGATGGGTCTTCACGCATCACCTTGTTTACATTGACGCCTCTGATCAGCATTGCTGATGAGCGAAACCAATTACGAGCTCGTGCAACTGTTTGCATAGCAGCAGTTCGGGTTCGTTCAGCTTTTGCTAACAACGCCTGATAAATTGAACTGCTCATACTATCTTTAACTCTTTCTCTGTATAGACGACGAAGTTAAACCCTCTTGATTGGCAAAATTGTTGTGCAGCTTCCCACTTTGCTTGATTGACTGCATAATCAATCGCTTCTTTGATATACCGTCTGCCTTTACTCTTGACAGGGGGCCTTGTTTGTGCTGCTGGCTTGACTTCAATTAATTCTGTGATAATTTTTCCGTCAACCTTTCGAACAACCAGAAAGTCAGGAAAGTATCGGCGTAGACGTCCATTAGTAGGAGAACGATAAGGAATTGAAAACTCTTCTGACTGCCATTCAATCACATCAGCATTCTTATCAAGGTTGGTCATCAACTTTAATTCCCATGACGATCTATAGACAATCCGCTTTGCGTTGCCTTTATACTTGTGCTTGTTGATTGGGTTGAAAAAACCTTGTTTGTATCGTGCCATAAGATTATTTATCTGTAGCTAAATATATTGAGAAACCTCAACAATATCATAAGGATGTAATATTTATGGGTGTGCTCGATGCGGCAACACGCGCAACAATTCAAAACAACCAGTCAGGTGTTGCTGCTATTCTATCACAAACAGCTCCTATAGGTGGTTCGTATGTTCCAACACTACTAGAACAACCAATCAACCAATACATCGATGATATATCAAAGGGAGTTGACTCTTCAACATTTCCGATCGATCTGCCGCTTGATGGTCCGCATTTTATTCTTAAAGCTGGTACATATGCACGCCAAAATTTCACAACAATAGGCACAGTCAATTATCAAAAAGACATAAAGCTACCAGTTCCAAACAATGTGATGGATCACCACATGGTCGCTTACTCTCAAGAAGAACTTGGAGCAGTTGTTGGTGCTGCACTTGGTGGATTAAATAGTGCTGCCCAAAGCTTTAAAAAGACTGGTCAGATCGATGCAGGTCAAATTGGCGCATCAACTGCTGATGCTGTTGCAGGTGGTGCTCTTGGAGCAGGACGAGATGCATTAAATAATGCATTGCCTGGTAAATCTGGCTCTGCATTAGAAGCATTGGCTGGTCTTGCTGTTAATGATTATTTGACAATTCTTTTCAAAGGGCCAACATACAAGAAGTATAGTTTTGAGTGGAAGCTTGCTCCTCGAAACAAAAGAGAGTCTGATTTGGTTCCTGTTAGCAGTATTACTAATGATGAATGTATAGAGGCTTGTAAGATTGTAGAGCCAACCGCCTTCCAATCACCAAATACTTCACATAAGTGGAAGTCCGAGAGAATGATGGACTATGTATCAATAAGAAACAGGTATAATTACTACTCGTTTCAGGTATTTCTTGATAATGGGGACATTAACGTTTATCTGTCAGATGAATTGGTTCAAACAAACAATCAGGCAGAACTTGCTAAGTGGTATGTTGATAATGGTTACGACTGTTTAAAAGATACAACCGATGGCATAAATAGCAATACAACGCACCAATGAATAAACCCGACACTTTCACCCTCTTATCAACACGAACAGTTGAAGGAGTTAAACACTCAATTTATTGGGATGAACCTGCTGGACTATTTCGTGTTGAAAAACATATTGCTGGCAAGGAACCAAAGAGAATGATTTTAAATAATGAACGGCTTGCTTATGGGCTATACAATAATCCTGATGGCATGCACTGTGCTGATGGTTATTCCAAAGGAGAGGCTTGCAATAGAAATGGCTGTAACGGAATTATAAAAGAGCATGAAAAAGAAGGTGGGTGTTCTTGCCATATTAATCCGCCATGTTCTTATTGCGAGGAACCAAATGCTTATTGTGAATCTTGCGGATGGGATGCAAAAGAAGAACGAGACGAATATGACAAACAGCAAATGGATTTGTATAAAAAGAATGAAGCTTATTATGCACAACAACGGAAAGATTTTGATGAAGCATTAGATTTGTTTTATAAAAAATACCGAGGCGAGGTTCCTGCTGAAAAATTAGAAATAAGAAGTGAGGGGCATACACATTTTACCATGAAACAAATTGGCGTATTCCCAAAAGGTAGCGAAACTTATGAAAGTATTTTACCAAAAGTTATCGGAACGTTTGGCGGTCGTTTTACTACAGTTATCGACAAGGATAGCTACCGATTTGAATACATTGCATACACCGATTAGTTGTGGCCGATGAAGTAGGTGCGCCAACCCAAATAAAATAACGCTATGAAGAACAAAAGAGCAGCATCAGATTTGTATGTTTTATCAACAGACAAAATCAGGGAATACGACATAGTTAGGTCAAGTACAGGAGCGGAAGCGATAGTAATAAGCAGGAGTTCATTGAGTGTCGATATTGATACGCTTGTCATATATCCATTTAAAACCAGCAAATTCCGCATTGTGAACTGGTTTAATATAAAAATACTGAAACTCAAAGTGTATTTAAAAATAATTAAATAACCGCTTATGCCAACCCCCAACGAATACAAACAGTTTGGCTTCTTTAACGCAACTGGGAAATTGCCAAACAACGCACCCCCTTCATCGGCCAAGAAAAAGGAATACGTATTAACAGAGAACGGAAACGAAATTCAAAGTGGTTCTTATGCTCTACTTGTATCAACCAAAAGGGAAAAGATAAAGGCCGGTTGCAGACCTGACTTACTTAAAATAAAACCAAAATCTAATAAAGCGAAAGTGTAATAGCTTGCGTACTTATTTGGTTGTGACATTAAAAAGAGAAACCTTATGATTACTAAAAAACAATACGAAAGGGCGCTAACTGTAATAAAACAATATAAGGAGCAGTCTAATAAACCTGATATTACAGGCACACCTGAAATTATTCTTGCAGATATATCATTTAATATATATGGATTTAGCTGCACTAAGATAAAGCATTTGACTGATGAACAGCATGAACTTTTATATAGAAAACTCCAAAAAATTGGTAAAAGTGTTAGCTGGTCAAACACTGAAGAGATGAACTATTTAAGTGTATGTTGGATAGGTACAGATGGGGTTTGGACTATAGAGGAGCGTGAAGCTATATGCAAAGTTTTAAACAGCCTGCAAACCTAAGACATACGCACCAAATAACTAATTTAACTCTAAAACAATGACACACTACACAACAAAAATTGAAAAAACTTTGTCTCTGGATGAGGCAAGGAAACAGGCCAAGGAATTGGCAAATCAAACTGGAAAACCACAGCCTGTTTACAAAATTGAAGAACTTGAAACGGTACAACCCGATTGGGTTAAGGGTGCGTGGTATTATGGGGAAGATAAAAAAACCGACCAAACGTGGATATGCCGGCTTGGTGGTATTAAAGAAATATTTTTTGAATATACCGAACTGTATAGGAGTCTTGGCAATTACGTTTTCTATATGGCGGATAAGGTAGTGCCATTATCAAAAATCAAAGGACTTGCCACCCCTGAACAAACAGAAGCGCACCTATCAGCAGCAGCCATTAAAATGGGGTTTAAGGAGGGGGTTTGGATTGAAACACAGAGGCTGAAGCTTAGACACACTATCCGCTCGTATCAGGGTAATAAATACGACCCAGATAGAGATGTGCTAACTATTGATGGTATTCCGATTTATGACGGCAAATTAGAGGGCGAAAAATGGGCAACCATTCTTTCAGATTCGGAAGTAGTTCAGGAGCCAGCCAAAAACGCACCCAATCCCGTTCTTTTAACATATCGGGATGAACAGGGTACACTAATTAATATCCGTGCAACAGAAGTAAAAATAAACCCATTGGAGGGGGAGTAAAAACAGTTATGAAAACACTTGCATTTTTATCTTTACTTCTTTATGGTGTTTTTAGAGCCTATAAGAATGACTTTTTTGAGGTGGCCGACAATTCACTTGCTTGCCGAAAATCGAGGCTGTTAACCATAAACCAAAGGCGTAACAAGGTGTTTAATCTTATGCAAACCATGATTAGGGAGGGCAATATGGTTAAATACACACAAGCCTATTATATTTTGTCACAACTGGATGACCAAATAAAACTACTGTGCGAGCCAAAGTATTATAACTAATTGGCTGGCACAAAATGAATTAAAGCTATGGAATTTCAATATAAAACAATGAAGAAAAGCCACTTATTCTCTGACTATGAAATAGCGGAGGACATTATAAGAATCTGTTCCCAGTATCAGGGTTACATGGTGGAACTAATAAAGTCCAAAAGCCGCCTCAGGGATGTTTCTTGGTGCAGGAAAGCGTGTTTCTTTCTCATCCGAAAACATACGGATTTTACCCTTATAGATGTTGGTAAGTTTTTCAATTACAGAGACCATAGCACAGTCTCTAAAGGTGTGGACGATATTGCAAATTTACCACTACATGACAAGTTCTACCCCTCCCTCCTAAAAATGGTAAATATGGTGGGGGATAGATATTCAGAATACATAAACCCAAAATTTGAATACCATATTAACAAGTAATAAAACCCCAATTTAAACCACATGAAAACTCAAATCAAAAAAGGGCTAACAGGGATGGCAATATTAATTATTATTGCTGCTGTTCAGTATATTATTTCCGTGTGTAAATAAATACTGGCAAATAGTTTTGTAAAATGTTATACATTTGTACCACCAAATAATTATTATTTACTATCATTTCTTTTTTTATGGCAAACGAAAAAATCAAATTCAGAACAGTTACCCCTCCTCCATCAGGAGGGCAATGGGCTAACGCAACCTTAGAGGACGGCAGGGCGGTTAGTATTCACCTTGATAAATGGAACGCACTAAGCGTAAAACCAACAGCAGGGTATGAAGGGGAATACGATATTTATGCGTCAAGAGATGGAAAATTTTATCTTAGAGCCGCCCAACAAAAGGGTAATTCCTTTGGCGGTGGGAAGGGGGGTAATTCATCCGGTCAGGCAATAGGCAGCGCAATAAATAATGCTGTAACACTTATTGTACATGGTAAAGCGGATTTAAAAGACCTCAAAATAACTGCTGCCCGGATACTGGATATTGGCATTGAACTCAAAGAACAGTACAAAGACAAAATATGAGAAAAATACTTTGGCTGGATATAGAAGCTGCTGATTCCAAAACAGACAGAGAGGGGGCTGTCCATCAAATAAGTTACGTTATTGATATTGACGGGCAAATTGTAGCACAAGGGGAACACTTCTGCGCCCCCTTTAAAGGAGATTTGATTAATATGCCAAGCTTGGAAGTATGCGGAGTTCAGTACGATACTATTAAAAACTATCCCCCACCCACCGAGGCATTTAAATCTATTGTAAACGCTATACACCCTCACAGAAAAATGGTAATAGGGGGATATAATTCCTCTTTTTATGATAATCCTGTTTTCTTTAACTGGTGGTGGAAGTGTGCCAAAGAACTAAAACAATGGAATATTAAATGGGCTGACTATGTTTGGGCAGATGCTTTAGATGTAAGGTCTATTGCAATTGATACCCTCTTGGAAGAAAGGGAAAAGGTTCCTTCTTTTAAATTGGTTGACCTTGCTAAATACTTGGCAATTCCAGTAAATGAGGAGGAGGCTCATAACAGTTCATACGACATTCAATTGACAAGAGAAATATACTATAAATTAAAACAGCATGGAAAATAATGAAATTCAACCCACAAGTATAGTCACTTTATTTGACGGGCTATCTTTGGCTCAACGCCAATACTTTGCCAAATCAGTAATTGACGATGTAAACGAAGGCAGAAGAAATCCCCTCCAATTAAAGGTTGCTGTTAAAGCAGCAATTGAAATACTCCAAAACATTGATGCGGGTATTGATGAAATGGCTTTGTCCGAACACAACAAACACGGGCAAAAAGAAGTATCCCTCTTTGGTGCAACATTAAAGGAGGGCGAATTTGGAACAAAGTACCTGTGGGAAAAGAGTGGAGACCCTGTAATAAAAGCAATGCAGGATAAAAAAGAAAGGCTTGACAAGGAAATTAAAGGAAGGCAGGAGTATCTGAAAACGATAAAATCCCCCACCCCATATATTGACCCAGATACCTCGGAGGAGATAATGATTATGCCTGTGCCAAAAACCAGTACCACTAAAATAAGTGTAACGTTAAGTAAATAAAGCATGAAAACCGATCAGATAGTAGGCCACATTCAGATTATGGGCAGGAGGGTTGAACACCTCGAAACCGAAAACGAAATACTTAAATCCCTCCTTTGGAGAGTTTATCTAACTGGCAATACAAAGCTGTTTGAGGGAGAGTTGCCTGAAAACTGGAAAGAAGCAACGTTTGCCCTTGACGGTAAACTGGAAAAAGATGGTAAGATCACCAACAAAACCTTAAAAATGTATGGACTTTGAATACGTTTGCCTCCAGTGTGGCCATAAGTTTAACCTCACCGAAAATATATCAGATGAGGAGGGGGATGAAATTTACTACGTTACCCCCTGCTCCTGTAAAACAGATCAGTACGATAAAATAGAACAAAAGCATGAGTGTAAGATACAAAATAGTGCGCCAAACCCCCAAATATGCGGTAATTAAACTGGATAATGTATGGCATCATTATTATGTCGTTGACAAAGACACTTACCAGAAATCCCCCCTTATAGGGAGGACAGAGCTTTTGTCTTATATACGTAATGCCAATGCTACAAATGCGTGGAACTTTAACCGGATATGCAAAATAATTATTGATCAAAATATACTGGAATGGGAGGGGGTACTTGAATTCGCCAAAAACAATGACATTAAAATCAGAATGAAAAAAAGATATGCAGACAGAATTAGATAAAATACTACCAACCTTATACAAGGTGACGAGTGCTGATATTAGTAAAATGTTTGAATTTCTGTTAGAAATAGAAAACAGGCTTGACAATGACACCCCCTTGGCAAAAGATATTACCTCTTTTTTAAACAGGTTCCGTGAAAATAACCAATAAGCAAAGAAGGTTTTACTGGGATGTGGTTGTGCCAGCGTATATGAGAATACTAAACACACAAAATAAAAACATGGCTCACGACTGGATAAAACAAAACTTTGGCATCAAATCCCTCTCCGATAAGGAGGGGATAAGTACCATTGAATTTGGTGAAAAGCTTATAGAATTACAAGAGTTTGCAGCAAGGGTATGTGATATTTATATTAGAGACCCTAACGAGTAGTTTTTATAACCATTATTACTTGAAGAGAAGTCACATTTTTAACGGACGGAACGTGTGTTTATTTAGTGCCGAATTAAAAAAACGAAATTATGAATTGGTTACAAAAGTTATTAAAAAGCAAAAAGGTTGATGAACCGATAAACTCGGCACTAAATAAACACAATGTTATAGGTTCGGTTTGCGACCACCCAAATAGACAAAAAGAGTATTACCACGATGGTGCGTATAAGTGTTGGAAATGTCACAATATTATTGTAGCAAACTGACCTATAACGGATTAGGGCTTTGCGAAGGGCAACGCATAGAATTACAAATGTTTAAAATTTATAAAAAATGTCAAAAGAAGTACTAAACGGCAATATTGCCAAGCCCGTGTTATCGGCTGGCTGGTTTTCAGCAGAGAACCCACCCGAATTGCCATATAATGTATGGAGACACGATAAACCATTTATAGTAACTGCTACTGATGGAAATGTTTATACTGCATTTTACGCAAGAGTTTCAGATGATGGAGAAACATTTGGAGCATTAGAAACACCTAAATGGTGGGTTCGTCAGTCGTATGATGCGATGGATAAAAAGGTTATTGATATAGTTGCTTGGACTACACTTCCGACAGCTTGCCGATAACGTAAAAGTA